AAAGATACCCGCATTTCCATACACTTCTACTGGCAATGTGGCGGAAACAGCACCTAGAGTCCAGTCCACCTTGTATGGTGTGAGGACTTGTAGAATACCATCACCAAAATCAGTGAACCAATGAGTCGTGGTACTGCCATCAGTATAGGTGAAACCAACCGTATCAGCGGCAGAGATCAAACCAGCAATGACTTCATCAACGGTGTCATCAGCAACGGATGTATAGGATACTGTGATCCCAGAAACCACCAAGGAGTACACAGTACCGATTGTATCAGGATCAGCAACGGCAAAACGGACACCGCGTAGGGTGGTGTCAGAGATGGTGACATTATCCACCAAGGAGAAGATCTTTAGGGTGGTGCTAAGGGATGCTTGCTTGCCAGCCACAATAGTAGTACCATAGTCGCCCCATAGGACAACATCAGTCACTTGTGTTGGAGAAGCGTCAATGCGAGTCAACCCCACTTCTGCTAGGATATTGTCAAGGGAAGCACCAGTGGCCTCATTCACATTCCTACTGGTGTAAACTTCTTCCATCAGATCCCATTGATCTGTGATGGATTTGGACATAATACCAATGATTTGCCCAATGGGGGATTCAGCGGATACGTCCGTGGTAGCACCAAATTCTGCTTTGAATGCGTTTTCCAGCTCTTTCTTTGTTTCGGCAAGGGATTTCTTTACGAAGCCAAGATCGGTTACACCGTAAGTTGTCATATTGTTATCTCCCCTGCCACCAGTTCATCTTCACCAACACAGCGCACTTCAAATGCTACTGTTAGTGTTCTACTGGACAAGAGTTCAATGTCCAAAGTTTCAATGGAAAGGACGTATGGTATTGCAAGAATGGTAGCTGTGAAAATATTTCGTATAATGTCTAGGTCAGTCTTTTGGCCTAGGATGTCAGTCATGTAGGGAACACCCACTTCGACATCTAACCACCACTCACCATAAAAGGCTTGTAGTGTGGACTTGATTTTCTGTGCTAGGTAGTCTGTTCCGTTGGTCACGACAAAATTATTGGCCTCGAATACGAGGTCATTGTCAGTGCCCAATTTCAAACAACTTAAGCCCATACTTATATTATGGAATTATTTGGGGCTATATTTACCATGCCTGAAAATTTATTCCAAAAGCTGTGCCACTTTGGTTGCTCTTATCCCAATACTTGCCACATTTGCATTAATTGCAGTGCTTGCTAAACCAAATGCGTCCTTTAATGCAGGATCATTGGAACACGCAGTACCTAATGCTGTGAATTGTGTGACAATCCCACTAGCCAAAGAACTTGTTTCGCTCCAAATGTCATCCAGCAACACTTTAGCATTGGTGGTTTTGTTTGCCACTTTCACTTTGCCTTTGCTAGTGATCTCTACCAAAGCACCATTGAACTCAATGCCACCTGATTTGGCATCCATTTCTGTCTTGGGTGCGGATGTGGTTGTCCATAATCCCGGAATGGCAATAGCATCGTGCATTGTGAATCTAGTAGCATCCTCTGGCTCTACCACCCTACCATCACCCGCCAGCCAATTGCCAATAGAGCACTCACTAATCACAACTAGAACAGTGTCTCCCTTCTTGATTGGGAATAGGATACCACCAGCTTGTGAGGAAGGGAATACAACAGGAACGGAATAGATAGGCACTGGTTCTAGCACAGATCCATCAGATAGCATGATCTTATTGGCGGGAACTACATCACAGGTTCTCTTTGAATGCCCATTGTACGCTTGCACAACAGCAGGGAATGCCGTATGTACGGATTCCATCTTAGTATCAATCAATAGCTCCAGTGCTTCTTGAAATTCCATATTAGGCCATTTGCTCAGTTGTTAGGACAGTGGTTGCATCCCATTGCTGGGGCTGGTTGT